CATGGTGGTGCGAGTGAGACCGTAACAAATACTAGCATGCTAAAAACTCGTTCAGGCAAATATAGTTTCACTTCCGAATCCGGAAAATGGTATAAATATACCCTTTATCCGTGGTGGAGTCCTCAGTATAATGGTCCTAATTGGACCTCAAATTATAATGATGTTTCCATCCTTGATGAAGAAATTGATACCTATAATGAGCCTGAAGGGCGTTTTAAGCCCTGCACCCATGTTAAGACGACACTCTCCCAAAACCGCTTTGCAAGTACTCAGTACTTTCAAGGCATTAATGGAAGAGTTCGGTTTTACCCTGATCCTGTAATCACTGATTACATTGTCATGGCGAACCGATCGCTACATCCACCTCTGGCTGATATCATTTCACCTTCCCAATGGGAGGCGTATGATAATCAAGCCTTGGAGGCAATGCTGCCAAGTATGTCTGATGGATTTTCAGTTCTAAATTTTATTTATGAATTGAAAGATTTCCGTCATCTTACTCAGTCGTTTCAAAACCGGGTTAACAAGTTGAAGAAGAGGATACCAGAAGTTGATCCGTATATCAGAGATTCTCGTTTTAAGAAAATCTCTGAACGTACGTTATCAAATATTACTGGTGCCCACCTCTTTTATTCATTTGCACTGGCACCTTTCGTGTCAGATATCCAAACGATGGCGAAAAAGATCAAATCTTTTCAGAAAGATCTTGACGCTATCTGGGATAGAGCTGGTATCCCTCAGACTCGTCATTACGAACTCTTTCCAAATGGAGAGGGTCCAACGACGGGTCCGTATGGGACAATTTCACAGGTTGATTCTGCAACTTGGGGAAGCGACGGAAAGCCGAATAGGCTTTGCCATCGAGTCCAACTAGTTACAGCTCCTGTGGAATACCACGCTACTTGTAGGTATACCTATCAAGTACCTGGTGCGCAGACTGCCGCTATCAAAGCACGTGCATGGTTGGATGCCTTTGGCGTCCAACTGGATCCTTCCATTATATGGAATGCGATCCCTTTCACGTTCTTGATAGACTGGGTTTACGACGTTGGTGATTACCTCCGTCGATTCTCAGTAGACAATCTGGGCTTACGGTTCGAGATTAGAGATTTTTGCTCTTCAGTAAAAGTCTCTACTCGCCTCAAGACATATTTGTTTGCTCAAACTGGTGCGATAGATTCAGGTCATGGACCTTACTATCTCGCCGGTGAGTCAGCAAAGATGTCTTACAAGCGCAGAACAGGACTTCCGTCCTTATATTCTGCTGCTGTCGGCTCTGGCGTCTCTTTAAGAGAAGGCCTCCTTTCAGGAAGTCTTATCTATAAGTTTCGCGAGAGAAAACGTAAGCGGCGCAAATAAAACAGCACCGTTTACATCCACATTAACCTATATTTAGTACAGGCAATTATGGACTATCCCGTTACACTGAATCCAGTGACCTATGGTGGCACAGATCTTGATAAGATTTATCGTCTTATCGACTATGCCGAAGGTGGGGCATTGTCTCGTGTTCGCGAAACCGCGACCACATCTCCTGAAGTTCTTCGTACTGCTCACTCTGTGAGCACGTCCGGGAACCTCCAAGTCGACCGCCATTTGGCGCGTCTCGACTTGACGGAGACTGACAATGACTATGGCCAAGTGACCGCTTCGGTCTACTTCAATGCTATCGTTCCTCGCGGAACGACTGCACTTACGCCGCAGAAGTTGCTGGACCTGAAAGGCCGTCTTCTCGATCTAATCGAGACTACGGGCTTCTGGGACAGCTTCCTCAATGGCGAGCCATAACCTTAAGTGCTGCTGCTCTTGGCCCGTGTCCGTGAGGACAAGGCTGGGGCAGCAGCACACCATAAGTTCTCTAACAATCTGAAAAGATTGAAAGGGATCAGCCATCGTTAATAGGGGTATTCCGTACATTGCTAGGAGGACTTGCTTATGCTAATCCGTAATAGCCTGATCAATTATATTGATCTGTACATGCACCTCTACAACGATGTGGTAGGTGCTTATGCTAGTGTTCGTACGATCGAGTGTCGTAGAGACAAAGAAACAATTCTTCGTCGCTACAATGCCGAAGGGATCGGGTTTTTGACAAAAACCCTTCCTAAATTAGGTAAAGCCGTTGATAAGGCTTTATCTACCGGCGCTAAACTGCAATTCTCTTCTTTTCACAAAAAGAAGGGAACAGAGCTCCCAATCTTGTATTGGTGGCTCTTCAGTTTGGTATTCGATAGTACGGGCCGGGAACGCAGTGATGCGTGCCCCTGGGCCCTAGTAAGACTGCGTCAACTCTTGCTTGTATTTTACAAATTAGAGTTGCCATATGACGAACGAGAACAAGAAAAAGTCCTCGCTAACTTCATTAGCACTGATGCTGCTCTTTCTTTTGAAGAAAGTCGGCTCGATGCTGATGAAGCTCGTATCGCACAACACGCTAAAGCTATTGCTTCTCGCGTTGTGTCTGGCATATGTTTGTGGGATATTATCCCACGACATGGTCCAGGAGCGGTCGCAACAGGTGAAAAGGCTTCTGAGAAACGCGATTTCAAACGCATTATTCGGAAGTTAGATAGAAGATATCCTCTTACAGAGTATTTCTTCTATAACTTATCACATGTCTGTGACCGCCTCGATACTATTCAGGTCATGGAAGTCGTTGAGGAAGGTACTGCAAAAGTAGTACTTGTCCCTAAAGACTCTCGTGGCCCGCGTCTCATATCGTGTGAACCTCTGGAAAACCAGTGGATTCAACAGGGCCAAATGTCGGCTATTGTCGAACATTTGGAGTCAATATACCCAACTAAAGGGCATATTAACTTCACATCGCAAGATGTGAACCGTCAGCTTGCGCTCGAATCATCCATAACGGGTGATTGGAGTACGCTGGATATGAAGGATGCATCGGACAGAGTGGGATTGGAATTGGTTCGCTACCTTTTCCCTTCTCACTTCGTTGAGTTACTCGAAGCGAGTAGATCAACCTGTACGGTACTTCCTGATGGCACTGTTGTCCGTTTGAAGAAGTTTGCTCCTATGGGGTCGGCTATATGCTTTCCCCTTGAAGCACTCGTCTTCTGGGCAATCAGTGTTGCAGTCTTAATGTATATACGTAAACTTCCGTTCTGCCAAGCGGTGGAACGGGTCTACGTATACGGCGATGACCTCATCGTTCGCAGCGAAGACCAGGCTGCGATACGACAGTATTTACCTTCATTTGACTTGTTAGTCAACGAAGATAAATGCTGCACACATGGCTCCTTTAGGGAGTCATGCGGGTGCGACGCTTATAAAGGCGTCGATGTCACACCTCTTAAAATTAAGAAGGTGTGGGGTCATCCCCGCGATGCAGGAGCCTACGCTTCTTGGGTGAGTTATTCTAACTCACTTTGGAAACGCGGGTATCTGAACTCAGCTAC